AATTCTTGTAATTCGAAATCGCTGGTATTAGAAACGACAATGAGTATTGGGACAGTATATACTTGGGTAATATTGAGAATAGAAGAGGTGGTTTGTTTTTTAACAAGTGTAAGACTATCCATATAATTGAGAGTATTATACGAATTATCCACCTGTGCGAGATTGGCAGGACCAACGTTATAAATGGGAGTATACGGCTCAGCTTCAATATCTACGGATAGAGTAATAGAAATCCCATCAGTTGCATAAATTAAATCATTTGCAATAAATCCATCTGCATATGTGCGGGCCTTATCAACTGGCCGGTTATTAAAAGGGTTCGTATTGCATATATTAGTTATAACCTGGGTGAGATTTTGAATAGTAATTGATCCACTCAGATCAGAAACGTATGAACCAGCAAAGTTATATGTTCCACCGTTGATAATATGTACAAGAGCACTTGCATCAAATACGCCATTGTTTATATTATAATGTTCTTCGCCACTAAATAAGGACGAGAACCCATACGGCGCACCAAAGTACTCTAAAACGGTATAATTAAAGTCACTATATAGTGTAGACAAACTGCCCATAGAAAGAATATTATCAGTCTTCACTATGCTAAGAAGTTCTGCTGCGGTAATAGAAATCGTGTCTGTATTATATTTATTATTGCTGACATCGTGATTGAATTCCAGTACATTTTCATTGGCTGGGTCTTTGGTAATGCCCAATTTGTTATTTAAATTATCAACGCCAATTCGAATTTGTAAAGCATTTTGCACGAAAAATTCGGTGGCAACTGGAATTTCTGGGAAGCTTTGTTGTATTGAGAACCCACCAGATGCATCAATGACAAAAGATCTACCAATTATTTGTTGTGTACCATTGGACATATTATAACGTGTATTCAGTTAAAGTATACTAAGATAAATTTTGTAGTGTTAATAATAGAGGGGCATTTACGACGTGTTGTAAAATAATTGCATTGGATGACACGGGGTCAGTAATGTAATCCGCGGTATAAGTGCTTACGGCGAGTGATATGGTAATTCCAGTTTCGACTAATATGCGGTCACCCGCAAAAAAACCATCATATTGCGTTTTTCCGGCGCGATTAGAAAACGGGTCATTTAATGCCATAAATGATAGTATGTTCGTTAGCTGGTAAATATTGATCTCGCCCGATAACTTATATACATCATTGCCCGAGGCATCAATGTGTCGCTGTTTTAAAATCGGTAAAAGATCTTGTGTGGAAAATGTATTCAAACTAACGTCCGCACTGCCACTTGCATCAAATATTCGAGCAAATCCATCGGCGTAGCCAAAATAAGTATTTGTCTTACGTATAAAATCTGAGTATAAGGTGGAATATTTGCCCATATTGGTAATTTGTGCGACAGAAATATTATTTAAAAAGTCGTTTGCCGATAAAGCGATATTACCCTCAGTTAAGTCATCTTGTATCAGGCTATTACTAGAACCAATGATGTTTGCATTCGAAAGATCTTTATATATGCCAACTTTTTCATTAAATATGCGTACATCGTAATCGATTTGTAGCGTATTAGTCAAATCATATATTTGGGTTAAATCCGTGCCAACAGAACCGATAAATGGTATTTCGCCGAGATATTGTTCCATATGAAATCCGCCACCAGCACGAATAGCATAACTAATATAGGTATAATTGGAATTAGTTGTCATAATATTTTTAAGATTGTATACCTAACAACAATATTAAAATCTATAAATCATAAAGCATTTTTAAATTCAAACAGAAGGAATAGTTTGCATTATTCATATTTAACAGACGCCCTCTGTCGTCGAATAGTCGAATACGTAGCCGTTGAATATCAACTGGTCCAAAATAGGTGCGAGGTTCAGTGACAATATTGAAATCATTTTCCATAAGTAAACTAAAATACGATCCTTTTACTGAAATTCGCGCCAAAATATTGGGGTTCATAATGGAGTCATTAAACACGTTTATAAAATGATTGTGCGAACTATTACAAAAGTCATCAACCGCGAGATAAATGTACCGCAATGAAGCAGGATCTATGACGGCATCTGCTGTATATGTGGTTTGTCCATTGTATTTGCGTCGCAAAAACCCTAAATTCCAGCCCAATCGGGTAGACGGCTCTATATTGTCTACAATACCATTAATGTCCCGTGTATAATCCATTATTATATTGGTAATTCTACCAGCACGTAGTCCAGACGGCTGTATGGTTACCTTACCAGTGCCCGAGCCAGTGCTGGTTATATCCAACGATAATTGAATATAAGAGAACATGTCGTCCGGATTGGCCAGCGCCCCAGTAGTATCAACTGGGGCCAATAAGCGGTTAATTTTATCTAATAAGTCTTGTGCATTATAATTGCCATCAGGAACAACGACTACCTTCTCCGATGTTAATATATTGTTAGACGTATCGGTATATGCAACACTCATATACATAAAATTATTACCATAATGGCTTGATATGCTGTAAAACGTAACAGGTAATTCCAATGAAGATAAACTCATTGAAACGACCTTATTAAACTTGGTGGGCAATTGTAAAGTGAAGTCTGAACTATGCGTAGAATACAAGTTATCACGAAAGCGGGTGTCGATATTCAAACTTTTTGTAATAACTCGCGTATCTAATTGATTTAATTTGCCGGGAAAGTATTGACTGTTATTTGCATATACGAATTGAGTATCGGGGCGTGTAACCAATTCATCCTGGCGACTGGTAACGGCATTTAATGCGGGCGTATCAATTTTGTCTAACTTATAATTAGCAGGAATGGCAGATGGCGCCTTTGGTGGGTCACATTTTACGGAAATAAGCCATTGCTTCGCGCGTTCTAAAAATTCAATCAGATTTTGTTTAAATCGTTTATTGATATGACCAGTGGATAATAAAGTTTCTCTAATATTATACTCTTTTAGTTCAATATCACTGGCCGAATATTTGCTATTTGGTTTCAATTGAAAGAATTTTTCAACATCATTAATACTATAATTTTTAATATCTAAATCAAGGTTCTCCATTACTTATTATTAAACCATATATTATTATATTCTTTACGGCATAATTGATAATATAACTACATATGCTTTGCTAAGTATTCAAAAAATGTATAATTCAAATACTTAGTCAAGTGCAGTTTAGTCTAACATATTATTTGATTATTTTGAGTAATTCTTTTCGGACAATCTATTATACAGGCGGGATAGATGTCATCTAGTGATTATACTGCTTTACGCAAGTATAAAGAGATGCAAGCTAATATTGAAACAATAACAAATGCCAATGGACCATTACCTATACCATTTGGATGTAATCCGCAAGTAACAACAACAAGTATCGGTGTGAATGGTCATCCAGGTCCAACAGGGCCAACTGGTTCAACTGGTCGTGTTGGTCCAACTGGTGCTCCCGGACCAACAAATGGGGGTGTGTTTGCATTATATGCATACGCCGGTAATTTTGACTATACAACGAATGCGGGATATATATTTTCATTTGGAAACTCGCCATTAACTAATGTTACTAGTTATGGATTTCCAATCAATGTCGCGTGCACATTGTCAAATGTCGGAGTTAAAGTATTAAATCCTCCGCCTGTGCCGTGGACAATCCAGGTATATAGATCTGGAAATGTTGCAAACAGTGTTACAATTGCTACTGTGGATAACGGCGTGAGAGATAAATTTGTGGATAATTTAAATTTGGTATTTAATCCAGGTGATTATATTACTATCAGATGTTTAGCAGGTCAAGGCGGAGATGCAATAAACGTGTCGTTATGGTTTAGAACCGATGGTGTAATCGGTCCAACCGGTGCAACTGGTCTGCAAGGACCAATCGGGCCACAAGGTGTAACTGGACCGGCGGGAGCCTCTTGGGCGGTGGGAACATTAAACAATGATATAGTGTTTAATGCAAAACTGGGAGCGGTAGGGGATGTATCGTTTAATAGTAATTTACATCTTCACGGCGATGGATATTTTAATAATAATCTATCAATAGGGGACGATTTAACCGTTAATCGCAATTTATATGTATTAAATGATGCATCAATAAATAAATTATTTGTGAATAATGACGCCAACTTTAATAGCAAATTAATTGCCAAGCAAGACGTGTCATTTAATCGTAAATTGGCCGTTGGGCTAGACGTGTCATTTAATAGCAAACTATCAGTTACGAATGATGCTTTTATGAATTCCAAATTATTTGTATCAGGTAATACAACATTGAATAGTAATCTGTTGGTTGCGAATAATACCATATTAAACGTAGGACTTAAAGTGTTAGGCGACGTCTCATTTAATAATGATTTGTTTGTAGATGGAAAAGCACTGTTTCAAGACAAAGTAGTGATTGATAGCGATCTGTATGTTTTGAATGATACATCCCTGAATAGTACATTGTATGTTGAGAATGATACGTTTTTGAATTCTAAGTTGACTGTTGTTAATGATGTTTCTTTGAATTCTAAACTAATAGTCGCTAATAATGTATTATTAAACTCTAAGTTAACAACAATCAATGACGTTTCTTTGAATTCTAAGTTAACCGTTAGCAACGATGTTTTATTGAATTCTAAGTTAATGGTGTCAAAGGATACCACACTGAACAGCAAGCTTTTTGTTGTTGGAGATGTTTCAATGAATGCAAACCTATACGTTCACGAAGCTGCTATAATAAAAAAAACGTTAAATGTTCACGATAATACATATTTAAATGCCATTTTGATGGTGACCAATAATGCATTATTGAATAGCAAACTAATAGTTATGGATGATACAATATTAAATAGTAAATTGACAGTCGATGGGGATACACTTCTTGATAGTACACTAGTTGTTGTAAAGGATGTGTCTTTGAATAGCAAATTATTTGTTCACGGCGACGTTTCAATGAATAGTATATTATTAGTAGCAAAGGATGTGTCTTTGAATAGCAAATTATTTGTTCGCGGGGATGTTTCAATGAATAGTATATTATTAGTAGCAAAGGATGTGTCTTTGAATAGCAAATTATTTGTTCGCGGGGATGTTTCATTGAATAGCAAACTGGCAGTAGCGAACGACGTTTCATTGAATTCCAAGTTATTGGTAGCAGGCGATGTTTCGTTGAATAGCAAACTGGCAGTAGTGAACGACGTTTCATTGAATTCCAAGTTATTGGTAGCAGGCGACGTTTCATTGAATTCCAAGTTATTAGTGGCAGGTGATGTTTCTTTAAATAGCAAACTGGCAGTAGTGAACGACGTTTCATTGAATTCCAAGTTATTAGTGGCAGGTGATGTTTCTTT